CTACACACTAGGCAGCAACAAAGAAGAAATCAGAACCCACTACTATTTTCTAGGAATAAAAGTATGGACTAGCAAAAGGATCAGCTATCTGCCAGAGCGAAACATGGAGGCAGAGTTTCCATTAGGAGAATGCTAAATTAAAACAACTTTAAATATTATTTAAAATGAAAATAAAATTAGAAATAACAAGCCAAACCCTTACACCGAAGCAGAAAGGGAAAATCGTAGAGAAACTACAGGAAATCCGAGCGATAGTAAAGGGTGTAACTCCTCAACCTAATACAGAAAGCAAGTATAAAGCAATGAGTGAGAGAGTGATAAAAAAATGGTTAGATAAAGAGCAAAAAAAGTTTAGAATTAGGCCTTTAGCTTCTCTCGTATGCTCTCCACTGTCTCCCCAAGAGCGAGAAGTTCTGATTGCAGATTTTGACGATAATCAAAAAGAAAATGAAAAAACTCCGCTGGATAGTTCAGCTTATCAGACAACTTCTCCAATATCTGATAAGAAGATTGAAGTTTGTCGTATAGGTAATTTACTTTTTGTTGAGCATTATCGCCTTCGTTAAGGAGTTTCATAAAAGTATCATCAATAGAATTTTTGAGAGCATTAACCTCAATTATTAACAGATTTTGATTGATAATTAACTTATCTACAGAACGCTCTAAACTTTCAGTTCTATTTTTTAAATAATTATCCATATCACTATAATTTTTGATTAGACACCACAAATATAGTGATTCCTTCCCGAAGGGCATACACTGGGGTTCGAGTCCCCAGCGGGAACAAAATAAAGACAATAAATAAAGAATAATGCCACACCAATGGGGTAACATATTAGTAGTAACTAAGGACGAGCTTGTTCCGAAGTATTATAACTGTTTAAAATCGCTTCAAACGCAGATAAGCAGATATAAAGACAAACCTTACGGAATAAAGAAAGTCCAGTCGGGAGGTAACGGGCGCCAGCTGTTGGTAGACTTTGACAGTCTGCCCAAGGAGATACAGAACAGCATAGGCGACCCCCGTACGATGCACCACCCCCTGCTGAAGTTCTGGGAAATAAATCCTGCAGCTACGGCATTCTACACCACCTATGAGTTTGAAGATGGCGATTACTTAAAAATAGAATACCAAGAAGAATACATCACTAACGCCAGTGTGCTGATAGCCTTGCTGAAACTGAAAGAAGAAAGGCTCTCACTAAAAGGAGGCAAGAAAACAGGTATCATGGAAAGCCTAAGGATAGACCTAATCACTTTCAATGAATACCTGCCCAAAGTACACGGCAGAGCCCATACACTAGAGCTGGGAGACAGACAGTTTTCAAGGGTATTTAAAGAGTTTTTAAAAGGAGATGAAAAGGACTTTAATTTCGGAAGTCTAATCTCCAAAAAACTAAAAAACAAACATGCAAAGATAATGACTGATGATATGATAAAACTGCTGAATGATATGTTCGCAGGGCGAGAAACCAAACCAACAAGGACAGAGGTAGCAGATGAATATCAGGCGTTTTTAGACGGCAGTGTAGAAATCATCAACCACACCACAGGAGAAATCTACGACCATACCGACCGCAAGAGGTTTAAGCAGATTTCTGAAAACAGCATCATCGCTTGGCTGGGAAGATGGGAGAACAAGATAGGAACCTACGCAAAACGAAGTGGAGACCGCCAGAAACTGATACAGCAGTTCGTGCCGTATCACAGTCTGGACAAAGTGAAAGAAGCAGGAGTGCTCATCTCCATAGATGACAGACAGCCTCCATTCTTCTACGATAAGAGCAAAAGGCTGTGGTTCTATATGGGAATAGACCTAGGTTCAGAAGCATGGACAACATGGGTATACGGAGAAACAAAGGAGGGACTTATCCTAAACTTCTACCGCCAGATGGTAAGGAACTACACCGAATGGGGCTTTAACCTGCCTCTCGGTCTGGAATGCGAAAGCGCTTTGAATGCATCATTTAGAGATACTTTCTTAAAAAACGGGGCGATGTTTGACAATGTGAGAATAGAAGCCAACAAGGCAAGAGCAAAACATGTAGAGCGGTATTTCGGAAAACTGCGATATGAGTTTGAAAAAGACAAAGAGGGCTGGCTCGGAAGACCCTTTGCAAGGAAAGAAGACAACCAAAAGGGCCCCGAAGGAGATATTATTCTACCAAAGGAGCAAATCATAATGAACTCCTTATATGACATACAAAAATGGAATAATATGGAGCACAGCCGCCACGAAGGTAAAACACGCTGGGAAGTCTTCACAGAGATGCAGAGCAAGGAAACCAAACCTACCAACTGGAGAGCGATACTCCCTTACCTAGGCTACAATACCAAAACATCTTGTAATGCTGGGATAGTAAAATTCAGAAGCAGTGAGTATCTGCTGGGACTTTCGGGAGAAATCGCCCTTGGAGAGGATTTGATAAGGCTGATGAAATATATAGAAGGAAAAAGCTTTGAGATTTTCTGGCTGGATGGGAACGATGGAGAGGTGCTGAAAGCGATGGTTTATTATGATGATATGCTTATCTGCGAACTGCTTCCGAAACCTACCTACAGCCGTGCTTATCATGAACTAGACGACACAGGGAAAATCAACCGACAAATAATGTCTGCATATGAAAACACTGTAAACGCCTACATGAGAGACAGAAAGAATGATATAGACCGACTGACCGTGATAGACCGCCGAAGCAAGGTGCTGAATAACAAATTTGTCATTCCAGGGCTGGAAAGCTACACCCCTCGTGAAGAACCAGCCAAGAAGATAGAAACCGAAACCGAAGAAACAGAACAAATACCAATACAAACAGGAAGACTCTCAAAAGGGCTTTCAGCAAACTTTAGATAAAAAAATAATTGTTATGGAAATATCAACAGAACTAAAAGAAGCCATCGCTCTAGCGATAATAGAAGGTAAAAGCCGATACAGTGGATCGGACAGTGCCTATGCTAAAACTCTCAATATCAATGGAGCTGTATTCAGCCGACTGAAAAAAGGCGAAAGAGATGGACTCCTGTCTCCTACCCAATGGCTGACAATAGGAAGAAAACTAAATGTAACATTAGATAATGATAATTGGAACGCCGTAGAGACTGATGTTTATCTTGAGCTGCAAGATGATTTTAACTACTGCCAGCAGAACTCAAAGTCTCTGATACTAGTGGATGACTGCGGAATAGGAAAGACTTTTTGTGCGAAGATATTAGTCTCTAAAATGAGAAACGCTTTCTATCTGGACGCTTCTCAATGCAAAACAAAAAGGCTGTTCATAAAAGCACTAGCAAGAGAAATAGGATGCGGAGATATAGGAAACTATAATGAAATCCTAGCAAACCTAAAATACTACATCAATAATCTAGGGAAAGTATTTATCTGTATAGATGAAGCAGGAGATTTGGATTACGCAGCATTCTTAGAGCTGAAAGGATTGATAAACGGAACCATCGGACGCTGTGGCTGGTATATGATGGGAGCTGATGGACTAAGGGCGAAAATACAGAGAGGTATCAATAATCACAAGGTAGGATATAAAGAAATATTTGACCGCTTCGCATCCGAATTTAGAGGGATAACGCCAGATGTGAAAGAAGATAAAGTGAAATTCTATGAAAAGCTCTTTTATGATGTAGCAGTCCAGAACATGGAGGACAAGAGCAAGATAAATAGCCTTGTAAAAAAGTGTTTCACTAAAAAAGATAATGGAATAAAGAGCCTTAGATATTTAGAAACCTTAATAAAAATACAGAAAGCAGCATAATGAAGGCATTAAGTGTAAAACAAGCCTATTCTAAGAAGTTTAAAAAGTTTGAATTTGAGGGGATTTGGCAGGAAGTATTTGGAAATCCAGAGACCACAGGAGGCTGGATAATCCACGGAGATGAGAAACAAGGGAAATCCACCTTTGCGCTGATGCTGGCAAACTACCTTACAAAGTTTGGAAAAGTCTTATATATCTCCGCAGAAGAGGGTATCAGTGAGCATTTCACAGGAGCAATGAAACGAATGGGTATCAATGACACCAATAAGAATTTTAAAATAATAGAATATGAAGAATGGGAGGATATAGAGGAAAGAATGAAGAAAAGACAATGTCAAAAAATCATCTTCATAGACAACATCACCAAGTATGTAGATGAGATTACAAAAGTCAAGCTGAAAGAACTGATGATGAAACACCAGGATAAGCTGATAATTTTTGTAAGCCACGAGGAAAGAGGAATGCCAGATACCGCAGCAGGAAGATACTGGCGAAAGATGAGCAAAATAATAGTACAAGCGAAAGGAATGCGGGTGACTGTTTTAGGAAGGTGCCCAGGTGGCAATATTATGATAGATGAAGAAAAAGCCCTGCTGTATCACGGAACAGAACTAAAAGAAACCAATTAAAAAACACCAGTTATGAATAGAGATGATATATTATTAAAGGTCTTGCAGTTTGACAGCCAATACGAACGGGTATTTACAACCTTTGAAAGAATGTATATCCAGCTTGAAAGATCTAAGATTTTGCAGGGCGAAGAGTTTACCCAGCCCGAGAAGCTGGAGAAGAAAATAAACGATGTGTTCATGAGAACACTGCGGATGAAATGGAAACCTTATAACTAAATAAAAAACAAAAAGATATGACAGAACTATTTGAGCCCAACCTTGAGGAGTTGGAAGTGATGATAAAAGAAATAGAGAGACAAATGGAAGAGGCGGACAGCCTTGCAGAATGGAAAGAGCTACAGCACCAGCTCGAAGGATTATTAGAGAAACAAAAAGAACTATTAGAAGAACAAGAAAAATGAAAGAACAAAACGAGGATTTTGCAATAATCCATAACACCCCAAAAGGACAGCTATTGATTACCAAAGAGCTTGGCGATGATGAATATATTATCACATTGTGGATAAATATAGAAATAGGAACCGCAAAATTGGCTCTGAAAATTGCAGATGAAGAAATTGCAGATAAAGCCTTTGAGGCGTACAGAGACTACGAATTGGCTAAAACAGCAATTAATACAGCATTAAACCAAGAATATTTATAAAGAGATGATAACACTTATGATTTTATTATTAGCCCACGCTGTTTATATACTGAAACTGTTTGATATATTCAGAAAGGAAAGCACTCTTTTAATCGCTTTAATAGGGCTTTTGTTGAGTTTTCTTTGTTGGCAGCAGGACATAATGTGGGGAATAGTAACCCTTACTTATACTTCATTCATATCTATTCTTTTGATAACCCTTTATTATGATGATCTCGATGATTTATAGAATGCTCGCAATCGTAGTGCTGGCAATCTTGCTCCAGAACTGCAAGACAGCAGATCCTTACAAAAACTTAAAAAAAGAAATTAGAACCAAAAAAATAAAAGATTATGACAATGATAGATTTAGCACAGCTCACGGATGAGCAGAAAAAGGCTTTGCAAGACCAACTAAAAGAGGAGGAAAAAGCCAAGAAAGAGAAAAAAGTACAGGACAGAACCACTTATAAACAGCTGTCCGAGGAATTTGTCCTGAATGATATTGACTTGATTATTAATCATCATGGAATACAGGAGAAATTAATTAAAAAGGTATTCAGTGATTATGAACCAATCAAAGCATTAAAAGCAGAAGTCTACGGCATAGAAATCAATGATCAAGACAGCCACACTTCAACGCTAAAAGATGGCTCGGCAAGTATCACTATAGGTTACAATGTGAGCATAGGATTTGATGGTACGGAGTCCGCAGGTGTAGAGAAAATAAAAGAGTTCATCAGTTCTCTTGCAGATGATAACGATAAGGTTAAAAAACTCTCTAAAATGGTTAATACATTCCTCAAGCCAAATGTCAAGACTGGAATGCTCAACCCGTCCAAAATCATTGAACTTTCCAAACTTCGTGATGAGTTTAATGATGAGAGGTTTAACGAGGGGCTGGATATTATCTTCAATGCTCAACAGCGCCGACAAAACAGCATGTATATCAGTGGTTGGAAGTTTGTCCAAGTAGATGGAGTGCCGAAGAAATTAGAGTTTAGATTTACGATTTAAATAGCCTTTAAAACTAATTTAAAATGACAATAGGACAGAAAAGATGTGGCCTAAGAAATAGAGAAATGGAGCCAATGATAGTAGAGACCACAAGGAAGCGTATCGCAGAAATCATAGACGGGCTGGAACAACAGAGAGGCGATAAAAACACCACTCCCGCAAGCGGAGAAAAGCAAAGGCTTATTTCCCTTGCGCAGACAAAATTAGAGGAGGCGTGCATGTTTGCTGTAAAAGCTATGTATGCTGAGTAAAATAACCTTTAAAAATAATTTAAAAATGGACAAAATAGAAGAAATCACAGAAGCAGTAAAAGAGTTTTTCGAGAGAGAAACAAAAGAACTTAGCAAAGAAGAATATCAAGAAGTTTTGAGAGAACTTATCTCTGATTTTGCAATAATGCTGGATGCTTCAAAACGAGAGGATTAAATCCTAACCTTTCCGTACAGGCAGGCACCGATGTTCGAGCCATCGGGCGGAGCAAAAATAATAAAGTATGAACAAACTCAATATTATAACCAAACTTTCGGACTGTACGGAAATATTAACAGGGAAAAACATAGACAAAAGCAAAACTAATGAGCAAGGAAACGGAACGCCCTACATCACAGGGGCTTCGGATATTGTTAAAGGGCAGATTCAGTGCAGGCGCTTTGTCGTTGAGGAACAAATCAAAAACCCTACTATCGCAATAAAAGGCGATATTATCATCAGCACCGTGGGTACGATTGGGAAAATTGGCATGATGACTATTGACAGAGCTGTTTTAAGCGGGCATTGTGCGATTATCCGCCCGAAAAAAGGCGTAAGCCTTCCGTATCTGGTTGCCGCTGTTTCTCGATTGGTGCTGGATATTTGTCCAGATGATGAATTCTTATCAGGGTTTTCTAAAAAATTAGATATAGAACAGCTCAAGGATTTAAAATTAAGCCTCCCAAAACTCATCATTCAAGACTATATCGTTACGATGATGGCTCAAATCTTATCCTTAACAATGGCACTGGAGGCGAGCAGAGACACCATGGAAGACCACGCCCAGCTTATCGATTTGCTGGCTGAAAAATACAATCAGCTTCGTGTGAATTATAAAAGTAAAATCAAGATTTTAGAAGACTTAGACAGCCACCTAAACCATATCGAAGACAAAGAATTAAAAGGCATTCTTAACCATTTTAACGACATTAAAAATAGATTAAAAAATATTTAAAAATGAAAATAAAAAAAGAGATTATCGACTTATTAGCAAAATGCGAAGCTGAAGGACAAACACTTAGAATCACAGAACAACTTGACCGAAAGACTTACACACAGCTTAATAAGGTGCTGACTGCCATCGGCGGCAAATGGAATGCCAAACAGAGGGTTCATTTGTTCCAAGAAGATGTTTCGGAAATGATAGAAAACATCATCAATACAGGCGAGTATTCCTGCATTAAAAAGGATTTTCAGTTCTTCCCAACTCCAATAGAGCTGGCAAGAAAAATGATAAAACTTGCCGAAATCACGACTGATGATATATGTCTTGAACCAAGTGCAGGGGTGGGAAATATCGCACAATTTATGCCGAATTGTGATGTAATAGAGCTTCACGAAGATAATAGAAAAACACTCACAGAAAAAGGATTTTCGCTTGTCCACGATGACTTTTTGACTTTCGTTCCAGAAAAAAAATACACCGCTATTGTGATGAATCCGCCATTTAGTAAAGGGCAGGATATTAAGCATGTAACTAAAGCTATAGAGATAGCAGAGCGTGTGGTGGTGGCTGTTACCTCTGCTTCGGTAATGTTTAGAAACGACAATAAAACCGTAGCATTTAGGGAATTAGTCGCAAGCCATGGAGGAACAATTGAAGAGCTTCCTGTGGACAGTTTTAAAGAAAGCGGAACCAGTGTTAATACATGTTTAATTGTAGTAAAAAAATGAATAGAATAGCATTATTTGCAACCGGATTTTCGCAGGTGTTTCTGGTGGTTTTAAATACCCGGTTTATAGCAAAGGAGTTTTTGCTCGGAATTATAATTTGTGGCTTTTTGATTAGTTTCATTTGGTCGCACAATGTAAAGAAAGTAGCCTTCGGAAGTGAATTGGATAGAGTGGTATATGCATCTGGAGCAATGGCGGGGAGCGTTATCGCTTTTTATTTCGGAAAGTTAATTTATTAAAAAACAAATAGATATGGCAACACTCAAAGCACTGATGACCTCCCTCTCCAAACAGGGACTACAAGAACAACGGGGAGAAATCATCTACAACTTTACCAATGGACGCACCTGCTCTGCGAAAGAGCTTACAGCATCTGAAATAGATGAACTTTATTACGAGCTGAACAAAAGAGCTTCGGTAACATCCCAAGAGCTAGACAAAAAGAGAAAAAGACTGATAGCGGCTATCTTCGGGGTATTTGAGAAGATGAACAAAAAACCAAGCGTGGAATATGTGAAAGCTATCGCTTGTAGAGCTGCAAAAGAAGATGATTTTAATAAAATCCCTGCTGAGCGGTTAAATAGTCTTTACAATGCTTTTCTGAACGCTCAAAAAGACTTGAATTTTGCCAAAAGGCTCGCCGATAGCCTTGTAGAAGAAACGATAATTTTAAATTAGGAAAAAATGATAAATAAGACATCATTCTATATTCTGTTAATATGGATTGCAGTAATAGCTTTTTTGTTGGGACAAATCTCAAGAACTGATGGACTTTTAATTTTGATTTTAATTCAAATAACATATAGAAAAAATGAATGAAGCTGAACTACACACACCAGAGCTGGAGATATTAAATAACCTCAACGAAATCACAGGCTCTAAGTTCCGACCGATAAAGAGTAATTTAACCAAGATTAAAGCCCTTTTAAAGGCAGAATTTACCCCACAGGATATTATAGAAGTTATCCAGCTGAAAACCATTCAATGGAAGAACAACCCCGCTATGGCAGGTTACCTCTGCCCAACGACTTTGTTCAGAGAAAGTAATTTTGAAAAGTATTATAATGAAGTTCAACAAGTAAAAGCCAACCCAAAACTATATGGAGAATATTTCAAAAGCATTAACAAAATCCCAACCTCCGCAGCCGACAACGCTGATGACCTTGCAGAGCTATACGGAGAAGAAACAGGCTTTTAATGCCATTGCTAAAATGGAGCAGAGCCTCAGCATTCGGCAAAGTCTGGAAGATGCACCTCTTGTGATTTATTCGGGCGAAAAAATAGCTACAATAAAGCAGATTATCCGAGTGATAGAGTTCTTTTTAGAGGTTACAGGAAATAAGCTGGAAACCTACCAAATCCAAGTATTAGCAGGAGATTTGTACGAAAAATTCAGCCATGAAACTTTTGATGATATAGTACTGATGTTCAAAATGGCTCGAAGAGGGGAATTTGGAAAGGTCTATAAGTTTGATACGATGCTGGTAATGGACTGGGCAGGACAATATCTGGAACGAAAAATTGATGAAAGAGAAAAGCTGGTAAGAAGCAAACCTCCCCAAGAACAAGAAGAAAAGGAGGAAAAAGCGCCACTAAAATACTTTCATGAACTCTCGGAGGAAATGCAGGAGAAGTTTACTAAAATAGGTCAAAACTCTACAAAGATGCCAGCATTTCTACCAAAGAAAGCAACCGAAGAAATGAGCCATGAAAAACATCGCCGAGAAATTCAAAAAACAATGGAAAAAGAAAAATAGACTAAAATGGTTACAAAAGAAAAAATAAAGTTATTATTAGATGTTTTGTTGTCATCAAGAGATGATAAGGGTTTCCTTTTAAACACTTCATTAGAAAGTTATTGCGAACTGCTCGGAGTAACAAGAAACCTCACAAGAGCCTTGTCTCAGAACAATCTTTATGAGGGGCGGTCAAAGCAAAAAAAACGAATATTATTCAGTGAAGTTACGGAGGAGCTGGTAGACATTGTTTATAATACACATTTTTACAAATCCGCTAAAATAATGGAAGAACCACAGGAAAGTATAAGTATTGAGGAAAAATTAGATGAAATGAGCGACCTTATAAAGACAATGGCTGGACAAATTAACTTCATATATAACGAATTAGTACACATAAAGAAATGATAAGAATAAAAGAAGAACAAGGCATCATAACGATGCACGCCAGAGCCGAGATGTCGCAGGGACATATTATAAAGTTTCTGCAGAGCCAAGGCTATGAGGTCAAGGGGTACTATCTAAACCTTCCTGCTCAAGAAGGACTCCTTGTCAGTGAACCTGCTGTCTCACGATGGACATTCACAGCCACGAAAGAGGGCGAAAAACAAAGTGATAAAAACATCTACACCGATGTTTTTGAAAGAGAAATGAAGCGCTTTTTCAGAGAATTTTCTAAAACATAACTGTTTTTTTATATTATATTTTATTTTTTGGCCACCTGCATTTGTAGGCGGTTTTTTATTCTGATACTCGCTAAAAATTCATTTGCAGGACTGCAAAATGCGTATTATCTTTGCGATATGAGTAGAGAAGAACGATTAAGACTTAGAAATCAGAAAGTAAGGCGAGTATTTTCGGAGTTAGAAAGAAAGCACCCGCAGTGGAAATTATCTGCTCTTTTGGAGGAGACAGCTCGACAGGTTCCGCCTATATCTACTACCACTGTGTCTGCGATAATAAAACAGTACGGAATTTATGCGAATTAAAATATATTTTGTATATTTGCATTACAATGTTGAGTTACTATTTTCAGTATAAAGAAGCATTCGCGGTGAAATACCCAAGAAGGCCCGAAAAGTAAAAGCCCCATTAAGGGGCTTTTGCCATTTTATAATAAATTTAATGCGTCCATATTCCTTTCTAATATATCTTCTCTTGAGACATACACGGCTTTTCCTTTATACTGAAAAAACATACCTCTTATTTTAGTTCCTCTTGTAGGAGTTATTTTCCTTGTTATATTTCTCTTCAGTTCATCAATATTGAGATTAGGGATAGAATCAAAGTCCCAAACAATATAATAAGGCATTTGATGTGGATTGATTTTCTTATTAAGCATTTGGTCTTTAGATTTATCTATTCTATTGAAAATAGCTTTTCCTGTATTTTCAACAGATTTTCTATCTCCTAAAAAGAGATTATTAATGAGGTATTCTGGATTAGTAACCCCTGTGATATTTAAATGTTTTCTAATATGAAAATTAAAGCCTGTTTGCTTAGCACACATTTCAGCAATGTACTTATTTCTTTCAAAGTCGCTAACATCATAGTCTTTATCAAAAGTTACTTTGCCGTTTTTCTTTTGCAGGTTTTCAAGCCAGTTTATAGAGTTTTGATAAGCGTCATATTTTTCTTTTTTATCCAAGCCTTTTTCATAAGCTGTTCCGCCAAATATACTTCCGCTTGTTGCTGGATTGTTTTCAAATTCTATTTTAAGCTGTAGACCTCCTTTTATTTCCGTTGGTTCTTCATCTGTCTGTACTACATGACAGCGACAGCCCCAGTCCAGAGGCGGGGTGTATTTGTTCCAGAAAGGGTCGTTAATAGGGCGTATTGTTCCATCTAATGCTTTGTGTTCTGGACGGACTCTATTGTCATTAACACTGACAAATTTAAGGTTAGGATACAAGTCGGCATTTCTTTCAAAATCTTTCCATTTCTCGGCCATATTTGCATTGGCAACCGTTTGATGATATTCGGTCTCCAGCCATCTATGATTATAATCTCCAGAAACTGAGTAAGCTTCTTTTTTGAACTCAGACCAAGGCACAAGACTTCCGTCTTTTGTAAGCAAGTCCCTTAGAGTATTTCTAAAAGAAGTTTCTTTAAAGGCGCAAAATTGTGCAATATTATGTTTTAAGGCTCGTGCTAAATCTTTGTCGTAAAATTCAGATTTTGGGCTGTATCCTGCATCCACAGCTTTTGACAGTTTATCAAAATAATATCCCCAGAGTTCCTCACGAAGTTTTTGGGGAACTTCCTTTTCATCAAAAAGCTCCCGAATGTATTTTTCTACAAGCCTGCTCAAACTAAAATCCGCATTAAGCTGCAGAGGAATATCTCCACAGCATTTAGTGTGGTAGTGTAATCTGAGCAGGCTTAGGGCTTTTTTGAGCTTTCGGGGGCTTTGCCGATGCTTTCTGTCTGTGGTCTTGGCACAGATTCAATCTCAGTCCCGTATATTTCGGTAATATATGCAGCAGGGATAATATATCCAGCTCTTAAAAATTCTGAATCTATCTTAATCTGCTCATTGGGGTCTTTGGTCTGTGATACAGCAATTTTAAGCCCGTCTGGAATAGCATAACCAATGGCTTTCATGGCAGGAACGAGTTTATCGTTCAAGATGGCCAAGATGTTTTTTTCATCAGCAAAAATAAGTTCTTTGAGAGTGTTCTCATGCACTGTTCCCTGTGCTTTAGAACTTCCGTTTTCTGTAGTCATTGTCTGATGTAGAATCAATATGGAAAGCTCCTCCCGTATGGCATTTATTTTTTGGAAAAACACATTAAAAGCATCGCCTTTGCTGTTTTCCTTAATTTCAATTTCAGTGCCTAATGGAAATACACCGTAAGGAGCGGAGCCCATATCTTCGAGCCATCCTGCTACTTCGTTTTTAACCTGTTCGGACTGCGAGGCGATTTTAGCAATACGGATAGGCACTCCGAATAATTCCTCAAATTCGTCCCAGCTTCCCCAAGAATGGCGTTTTAAGATAGCATAAGGCACGGCTTTTTCAAGCAGTCCTATTTTATCGTACATCTGCACTTCTATGAGCTGCTCTGGAAAGTCTCTGTAAGCCAAGCCTGTGTTCATAGCAATATCGGTAACGATAATGCCTAATTCTGGGATAACATGCCCTCGCTCTACAAGCTCTACTTCTTTTATTTCCTTTTTCTCTACATTTTTAATCCAGACAACTTCTGTCCCAAAATAGACTGATTCATGTGCATACTTTAAAAAGTCCTCAAACCAAGATTTATCCTTGATGTATTCGGTGCATTTATCATCTTTTCTACCCTCTTTATCTACAAATATAAACTCCTTATTAGTAGTTCTAAAAGTTCTATTCTGGGTAATCCCCGTAAGCTGACCATCCATTAGAGCGTCATCATAGACCTCTTGAAGTAGGAAGTTTTGAGGATATTCCTTGCTTTGCCGCAGGAGCCTTGCCCTCTGCCAGTCGTTGATTTCTTTTCTCCAAATTCTTTTTTGCTGGCGTACCAAATCTACCATAAACTTGGTTACCTTGCTGATGTTATTGGTATCAGAAGCACTAAGGTTTATTGTTTTTTTTAGCAGGTTCCCGCTGATGTCTGTTGTATGCTGTATGTATTTCATTTCAGTAATTGGTCTAATGTTTTGGTTAGTTTATCTTTAATTCTTTCTTCTAAATAAGCAGATTTACCGATGAACTGTCTTTGTGGTAAATCTTGTGTTCCCTCGTTGTGATAGGCGGCATATCTTTTATAGGTGTAGAATATTACCCGTAGTTTTTCTCTTCTCGCTCTAAAAGAGTTTCTCAGTTTGTCCCCGCCGGTATTATGTCCTGTAAGTATAGCTCTGCCTATTTCTTTCTGCCCGAATTTGGTTAATGCTCCCATTTTGCCGTGCCGGTTGGTGCGGTATCGAGTAAGGTCTCTGCCCTGCCTGTCTGTGGTTTTTCTTTCTTTCCAAGAATTTAAAGTGCTGTCGTTAAAACCTTCGTCTTGAAAGTTCTTTTGAATAAAATTCAATCCCTCCACTTCTATAATTTTTAATGCTTGTTCGGGGATTTCTTCAGCGGCTTTATTGAGAAGGTCTTGTAAATCTTTTAAGTCTTTCATTTTTACCAATGATTTCTATAAGTCTTGCGGCTTCCAAGCTTCATAAAAGGCACAGGTTCATCAGGCTGTCCATCTCCGTCTTTATCCTCCATTTTAAGTGGTAAATCAGCTTTCATTTTTCCGCTGGCAATTTCCTCCAGCCATTTCATCACCTCATTGTAATCGTCTTTGTCTCCGCCCGGCTTTCTGCGTTCTTTGAGTTCATAAAGAACCAGTTTTTTAAGATTTTTGAGTAAAAGCCCATTGCGGTTTTCTCCCTGCATCAGAAAGATTTTTTCTGTATCATAATAACTTCCCAGATAGGTTTTAAAAACATCTATACTCTCCTGAATGATGTTCTCAACAACATTAGAGTCTGTCCCCTTTAATATATCCACGAAATCTAAAGGAGCTACGGTGTGTAATTCTTCTTTGGTTAAAAATGCCATTTTAAAAAGTCTTTAAATTTGTTTTAAACTCATTTTAACTGTCTTGTATTTTGGTGCGAGCTTTCGGTAAATCATTGTATCAAAGCTGAGGCGGTAGGCAAAATTACCTTTCATGGTCTGCGAGTCAATTTCGTCTCCTGTCTGCTCTAATGGTTTAAACTGCTTGCCATACAGAAACTGCAATTTTTCAGCAATAGCATCTAAAAGGTCTATTTCATTAAGCCCATGTTCTGTATCCTCTGTATTTTGGTACTGATTGAGCCATCCATCCCTGCAATACAGGGTAACATCTACCGAAGCCCTGCCTTCTTGGTTCTGCTCGGTCATGGTTTCCCAGTTGATGCGGTTAATCCGAATAAGCGCAGCCACGAATAAATGGGGTTCTTTTTCTGCACTCATCTGTCCTCGGTCTAAATCTACCAGTTCAAGCTGGGGTATTGTCTGTAAAGCTTCTTTTATTTTGATAAATATTTCTTTTCTTGGTGTCATTTCTTATATTTTTAAATTCTTCGTTTTCGGCTGCTGCTTCTTTTTCCTACGGCAGGTTTGGTGCTTCCTTTACTTTCAGAATATCCAAAATAAGTCTGTATAAGAGTAATCCCCCTCTCTAAGGTATCGGGAGCATCATCATTAGAATTTGTTCCTCTTTCAAAGGCTAAAATCTGCTTCATAAATGCCTCATAATCTTTTTTTGAACGGGTTTTAAGGCTTTCATCCCAAAAGAGTATTTTCCTGAACAACGCATTAGTAATTCCCGTAGCGATACGGTTATGCTTGTCCCCCTCCTGATGTTTCGGCATGGGAGTGTTAGGACAGTGATTGTCCTCCGCTGCTTGAATGATAACAGGAAGATATACGGCCTCCTGTGCAGCAGTAGCATCAAAAAAGCCCATGATGTTATATCCTTTCTCCCGATATTTCTTTACCCACTCAGCGCGGACCTGCATTGCGTAGTTGATTTCACATTTTTGACAGAATACCTCCAGTACGAAAATCTTCATGCCTTTAATTCCAAGCAGTACCCCTGCCTTGTAATCTCCATGAGCGGTATAAGACAAGTCCCAATGGTCAAGTATTCCGTCCCACACTTCATTTTCTGCAATATTGGTATGAATAATATCTTTTGCCTTGAATAATTTACCCTCTTCAATAGGGTTATTAAAGTCTTCCCGTTGGGAAGTATAATAATCATCAGCTAATATGATTCTGATAATATCTTCTTTGGTATCTCTCTCCGGCCAGCTTGGTTCCCAGTCAATATCCTTGTAATTTTCCTTAGTAATATTGGCGGTTGCCAAGTTGGTAATAGATTCATCAAAGTGAACGCTGTCCTGCCATTTATCTTTTAAATAGTCCAAAATGCCCTCTTTGACCATGTAATTGTTATTGACGATTACCATTCCCCTTTTTCTGTGCAGAGCCTTTACCAAGTCACCCACAATCTTTTCACCGTATTTATTGACCATATCTGGACGCTTAGCCCTATCTCTGTCTTCTATATCGTCTAATATAGCCAAGTCCGGACGAAATGAGCCAAAACGAAGCCCTCTGAATGGTTGATTTAATCCCAATGCTTTAAAGTGTTTTCCATCGCTGGTTTGAAAATCTCCATCAGCCCAGTCTCCATAACTAACCTGCATACCAAAATCTTTGATAAAACGCTCGTTGCTGACCAAATGCGCCTGCAGGTCGCTGAGTAATATTTTGGCAAGTCCTTCATTAGCTCCGATGATGACAGGGAAGAATATTTTGTTATTCTCCTTCAGGTGGCATATATTGCCCACATTTGCCTGTATAGATTTTCCTGCCCCTCTGAATTTCTTTCTAAACTGCCGTATAAAAGGGTCTTTATATACTTTATTATAGTCTCTGATATGAAATTGAGGAGTAACAGCATCACCGAGAGGGAGACCGCTGTAAACACCAAAATAATAGTCAAAAAACTCGCCGTAGTTTTCTGGCTTTAAAAGTCGCTTAACTCTTGCTTCCTGCTCTTCTGTACTTTCTTTTACGAGTGATTGGGAAGTAGCATCTCTAATCATCTTAGAAAGGCTGAAATATCGCTCTTTAGCTTCTTTAAGTTCGGTTTTAGTCATCTTGTAAAAGTTCTGTTATATAGGCATCAAAGTGAGGGCGAACCTCTTTGATAAGCTCTAAAATATTTTCTCTTTTTTTACCTTGGTTTTTAGCTGCTTTCTCCAGCATGTAAGAGCAGAAGGCATCGATGCTTTCCATTGTATAGACTGCTTTTTTACGGCTGTCGGTAATCCGGTCAAAGGCAGCCACAATCTTAGAAATATCATCGGCTTTATAAGGAAGTTCCTCTCCCTTTTCTATGGCTAACGCACATTTTAGCGTTAGTCTTTTAATATTAGAAGGCTTTAATGTCTGGAGTTCCTTTTCTTCGTCCCAGTTTCCCTCCTTGCGCCATTTGCCGAGCGTCTTTTCTCCAATTCCAATAATCTCCGATATATTAGTGATATTGAACCCCTTTACAAAAAGTTCTTTTCCTTGTGTCTTCTTATAATCTGCGTCCGATGCCTTTAATCTTGCCATGTTTATAAATATTTAGCTTCTACTTTTATTGTTTTATTTTCTGTGAAAGAGATGTTATCTACTTTCTGTCCGTCGTATTCTAAATTCTTTTTCGCCTCAATGAGAAACTCCATAGGCTCCTCGCTGTTGAGCATCTGCTCAATGCCAACCCCCAGCTCGGGAGAGGCTTTATATTCTCCTTTTTGAGCAATGAGGATATGCTGTGTGTGCTGGTTGTCGCTTTCTGCTATGGTAAAATCGCCGTTCTCAAAAGCCAAATCAGCGGTAAATAAAATATCTTTCATGTCTTTAAATTCTTCTGCAAAATTCATCAGAAAAGGACTTTATAAAAAGCTGTAGTTTAATACTTAACAAAAAACTCTTAATGGTTAAGAGTTTTTTGTTAATGAAAAAACAAGCACTTTTTTCGTCGCTTTTCAAGTCTCAATTTTGCCACAGAAATTTTCATCATGGAAAAAGGAAAAAAGAAAAACACACATACATTTATCGTCAGCACTGATGCGGTCAATTCTTATGGATATAGAATCCTAACGGAAGGAATAGACACAGAGCAGTACATGAAAAACCCTGTTGTCCTCTATATGCACAATAGAGGGTTCGGCACACTTACGGGGAGTGAAATTATAGGACGGACAGTTTCCTTAAAAAAAGAAGCCGGAAAGCTCATTGCAGAGGTAGAATTTGATGAACAGGACGAGTTTGCCAAGAAGATTGCTGCTAAGGTAGAGGGCGGTTTTATTAAAATGTCTTCATTGGGAGCCGATATTATAGAGACTTCATCTGACCCGAAGTTAGCCATGCCAGGGCAGACCCTTGAAACAGTGACCAAGTGTAAAATGATAGAGCTTTCTATTGTAGATATTGGAGGAAATGACGAGGCGCTTAAACTCTCAAAAAATGGGAAACCTGCGCGATTACAATTATTAAATCTAAACCAAAACAATAAAAAAATGTCAGAATTAAAAAATGTAGCTCTTGCCCTTGGAAAGGGAGCAGAGAGCAGTGAATTTGAGGTACTGCAGGAAGTCAACTCTTTGAAGCTGGCGAAAGAAAATGCAGAAAAAGAAGCGGGAGAATGGAAAGAAAAATACATTCACCTTCAAAGCAAGGAAGCCGAAAAATTAGTCGGCGAGGCAGTAAAGCTGGGACTTATTCCAGAAGATTTGAAAGATGTTCAGGTTAAAGCTTTTGAGAATGATTTTGAAGGGCAACAAGCCAAATTATCAAAATTGATTTCTGAAAAGACAGCCCAGAACAATCAAAATGCAAGAAATGGTAAGGTAGCAGATGTTATAGCGCTTACCAAAGCATCAAAGGGAACATCTGTTTCTGCTAATGGTGGTACAGAACACTCTTTTGATTATCTGCAAAAACATGATGTTGCAGAGCTTAGAAGAATCAAGGAAGAGGAACCAGAAAAATATGCCCAGCTGGCTAAGGATTATGCAGCAGGTGTAAGGCATAAAGACAACTAAAAATTATTTAATCATCTTTTAAAATTATTTGAAATGAAAAAAAGACTTTCATTATTTGCATTAAGTATCAACTTTTTGTTAGCGATTGTAGTATCTCTAATATTAACACAAATAATATCGGTAGAGATTAACCCTTTAATCTTAGCTGTTGCCATCACGGCAGTGCATGCGGGGGTAACCTATTTCACACCTTCTCGGTACAAGGGAAGAATGCTCATGGCATTACAAACGGAAATATGGATACCAGGGATAAAAGAGAACCCTATCCCTGACCATAGCTTTGTTGCCCAGTCGGTAGACATGTCCGAATTTGTAGAGAATAATAAATTACATCTTGCAGAGGCGGGTATAGAACCTTCTGTTCATGAAGATTACTTTGCATCAAATAATAACCCTCTGCCTGTCGCTGAAATTACAGACATTCCTAATGAAGTGGTACTTAAAACATTCTCTACCTCTCAAACACGCCACAGACAACTGCAAGAGATTGAATTGGCTTATAACAGACGGGAGTCACTTATAAACCGTCACAAAAATTCCCTTGCAAAAAACATCGGAAAAAGAGCAGCTTATGCATGGTCTGTGGATACAGCGAATGCTTTCAACAAATTGTTCAACCTAAATGCGAGCGACTCTGTTATAGACGCCATCATAGATGCTGAAGCATTCTTCTTAGAGAACGACATCACGGAAGGTCTCAACATCTGTTTTAATGCACAGCATTTGGCAAGAATTAAGAAGGAAGACAAAAAGTTATACAAAGACATCATGAATGAGAAGCAGATGTACAGCTTTAAAGTCTTCTCTTACAGCCAAAACCCTATTTACAAAGCTGACGGAACTAAAAAGGCTTTTGGAGCAACCAAAGACGTTACCGACAAGCAATGTTCATTCATGTGGGTAACGGATGAAGTGTTCAGATGTTTCGGAGATACAGAAATGTATGCTACTCTTAGAGACTCTGGATTACAGGCTGACCTGCTTTCATTTGCTCAAAGAGCATTAGTGGGTAATATTAGAGGAAATAACCCTAAATACAGAGCAACAATTCTTTAGGTATAAACCAGTTTTCAGCTGGTGATACTGCCGGCTGAAAACTTTTAAAATCAACAACAATGAAAAATAAATTAAAATATTTCTTTGAAAACCATCCTCACAATGTAGTGTATGCAACCTCTGATGAAACCTTATTCATCAATCAAGAAGACGCAGAAAAGCATGCGCAGACATTAAAAGACAATGTCGTAGAGGAGTATTCAAGAACAAGTGTAAAAGAAACGCCTGTAATTCCTGCTCCTAATGCAGAGCAAACAGGAGAAAGCGCATTGCAGAATGCAGCGAAAAAACCATCACCGAATGAGCTGAAAGCGATTAAGGCTAAGGCTGTGGCAGATTATTTAGCTCTGTTTGGTGAAGCTCCAGACCCGAAACTTTCGGCAGCACAGATTCAAGAGTTGATTAAAACGAAGCAATTAGAATTAGATGCGGAAAATCAAGGTGAGGACGAGACAGACGAGACAGACGACACCGAAAAATTGGAAGGTGAAAAACAATCAGAAGGAGAACAATCACAGGAAGACAACCAGGAAGAAAATCAATCAGAATAATGAGAGAAATAAAGTTTTTAGCCGTGCATTGTACGGCAACGCCCCAGACGACATCTGTAGAGAGTATTCAGAAGTATTGGAAAACTCAGTTAGGCTGGAAAATGCCCGGCTATCACTTTATCATCAAGCCCAATGGCGAGGTAATCAAGCTTCTGAGTGTAGATAAAGTTTCTAACGGAGTCAAAGGTTTTAATTCGGTAAGTATCAATATTGCCTACATCGGAGGTGTAGACAGTCAGAATAAACCTATCGACAACAGAACACCAGCTCAGAAAAAGGCTCTGCTGGATTTGTTGAAATTATTTAAAATAGCCCATCCAAAGGCGATAATCCAAGGGCACAGGGATTTTCCTAATGTGAAAAAAGCGTGTCCATCATTTGACGCAAAAAAAGAATATGCAAACATCTAAGATATTAACACTTGTAATTTTGTTTTTTGTCTATCTCTCTTTGACATCCTGCCGGAGTGTTCGGCAGGAGCGTCAAAACTCAGAAGAAAAAACAGAAATAATCACGGAAAAGACAACAACTTACCGCGATACAGTATTCCATACCAAACCAGCGGAAGCGTCTCTTAGACTGCCTTTGTCTTCATTTAAGGCAAAAGAAACAGATTTTAAAGGAGATTTAAAAACATTTTCAAAGCCCTTGAAATGGAAACAAAAAAACGGCAATGCTACCGCTTCATTAGAGGTTAAAGGAGATACAGTATATATCAGTGCCCACTGCGATAGTTTAGCCATAGAGGCAAAAATCCGAGCAGATTTTGAAAGCAGATATATAAACACGAGTAAAAAAGAAGAAACCGACATTAAGAAGAAAAGCGGTGTAAGTGTATTTACTATTCTCAGTTTGATAGGCATAGCGCTGATAGTTGGCTTTATTGCAGGAATAATCATAAAATTTAAAACATAACGAAAATGGGATTACCAAAAATAAAATTTATCATTGCTTCTAATGGCTTAGAACTGCTCACAGCAGACATTCAGAAGACACCTGGTCTTGTTGTTACGGGCTCTACTGTTGCAGGTAAAATTGCGATAGGAGAAAGCAAACAGATATTTTCTTTAGAAGATGCAAAGAAAATAGGAATTACAGAAGCAGAAAACCCTTTTGCTTATAAACATGTTAAAGCATTCTACGAATATGCAGGAACATCAGCAGAGCTGTGGATAATGCTTGTTTCTGATGCTACCACGATGGAACAGATGGCTGACCACGAAAAGACTTTTGCGAAGAAATTACTTGAAGATGCCGGGGGAAAAATCCGTGTATTGGGTATTCTTAAAAAATCTTCCGGAAGCCCTACTATCAGTGGAAGTATCGATGCAGATACAGACAAGGCTGTAATTAAAGCACAAAAACTGGCAGATGATTTTGCAGAGAAGTATTTTCCTGTGAGGGTTATCGTTTCTGCTAATGATTTCAGCGGAGATGTACAGTCCTTAAAGGATTACAGTACGACAAAGTTTAACAGGGTTTCACTATTGTTAGCAAACACAGACGGCGGAAAAGAAGCTTCTATCGGACTGGCTTTGGCACGACTGGCATCTATTCCGGTTCAAAGAAACATCGGGAGAGTAAAAGACGGGGCGGTAGAGCACACACAGGCGTATTTTACAGGAGGTGCAAAAGTAGAATCTTTATCTTCTGCTTGGGACAGCATCGCAGATAAAAATTACATCTTCCTTAGAAACTTTGCGGGGAAAGCAGGATTTTTCTTTACCGATGACCCTACACTTACAGGAGAGACTGATGATTTTAAAACATTAGCCAACGGCTTTGTAATGGACAAGGCAGTTATCATCGCTTACAATGTATTGGTGGAGAACTTGGGAGATGAAATCCAAGTTACAGAAAACGGGACAATACATCCTGCTATCATCAAAGCGTGGCAGAACTCTGTAGAGAGTAACATTAATGGGCAGATGACGAGTAAAGGAGAATTAAGCAGCTGCAAGGTTGTGATTGATGAAAATCAAGACATTATCAAAACAGGGATAATGGAAGTAGGCATTAAATTACAGCCTGTAGGGTATGCTAAGTTTATTACAGTTAAGATAGGTTTCACTACTAAAATAGATTAACAATGGCAAGTTTTAATTCAAAACAATACAGCTGGTGCAGTATATCGGTGCTTCTCGGAGGGAGAATACTGGATGGATGTACAGCAATAGAATACACAGAGAAAAAAGAAAAAGAGCTGCTCTATGGCAGGGGATGTAAGCCTCACGGAGTTGTGGGAGGAAATGTGTCTTATGAAGGTAAAATATCTATATGGCAGAGCGAACTGGAAGCCATGACCAGAGATGCAACCAATAAAAATATACTCGCTCTTTCTTTTGATGTTGTTGTTGCATATGTGCCGAATGATGGCGGACAGATAGTAACAGACATTCTAAAAGGTGTAGAGTTTACAGAAGTGAAAAAAGGAATGAACCAGGGAGATAAAAATATGATTGTAGAGCTTCCTATCCTTTTCATTGATGTAAAGAGACAACAGTAAATTTTTATACCCGTCTTATTCGGGCGGGTATTTTTAAAGAATATTTAAAACAATTTTAAAAAGTAAA